GAAAACACACGTTCCGGGGGGGAGAATAACCGAACCGTTGAAATTATACGCAACTGAAATAGGGACTGAATTTACTGCCGCCAACTGCATTAAACTTATCCCCAATGGTAGGAATTGAGTTGAGGCAGCGGTTAGGGTGGCAGCTATCCCAAATCGTGCCTTATTAATGGTACTTCCCCCAAGAAGGCCATTTAGAATAGGACCATTTGTAAACGCTGATATTTTTGCCCCTGTCGCAACCTCAGAACCGATGTTTGTGATAACCCCCAATTGAACATTTCCCTCAACATTGGTCCCTGAAGCATATCCTATGTAATACCCTACAAGTACACAGTTTACCCCTGAACCATAAGGATTCCATAGTATGAATTTAGGGGAGATCGTACTTGTAATAGGTATAGCAAGGGGGGTCGTAGAATATCCATGAAACGTCAATCCTCTGTATGTAGTATTGTAAATCCCTTCATGGACTACCGATGTCATTAATTCTGCTGTCTTTCCGCACAACAGACTAACATCATCCCCATCACTGAATGATATATTAGAAAAGTTGTTTACAACCCCTTCTATTATCAAGTAGGTACCTCAGACCAGCTTATTGTCTGTGCATATAAAGCACTTGAAGCAATCGTACAACAAATCCATACTGCCGTACCAGGAGGCACTATAATAGAACCTTTTGGATTTGAACCTGCTCCTGGTACAAATGTTGCGTGAGCGGTTCCTGTGGCTGCTTCAAGGTTGATATTCCCAAGAGTATAGAACCAATTAGAAGCAGTTGGAGAAGTGGTCAGGGTGGTGGTCCCTGCAATCGCTACCCTGCCTGCCGATACACCTCCACCCCCTACTATCCCATTTACAGGAGTTCCGGTCCCAAAGGCAGAAAATACAGACCCTGTAGCAACTGTACTCCCGGCTACCGTTACATAGGATAACCCAACCGCCCCGTATGTTGCGGTCCCACTTACATACGCAAATACAATATTGATAATGGATAGATTTCTACCGCTTCCTATCGGGTTCCACAGGCATACAGTAGGAGCCGTGCTTGTATAAATAGGGATCGCCAATCCGAGAGGAGTCGTCGAAGCGTGAAAGACATATCCCCTGTATGTCTGAGAATATAACTCCGAGTGCATTGGAGAGGTCAAAAGTTCTGCCTGTTTTCCGCAAATAATGTTGACATCATCCCCATCGCTGAATGAAATATTGGTCGGTGCTTGTACAATTCCTCTCAAGATAGACATTTTAAAATCCCTCCTTTATGTTTATTCCTCATGTAAATATTCAGACTCAGCATCACTTCTGACATCTTCTAAATCTTCCTTTAGATTTAATCCTTCATTCATTAAATGCGAGATCACCCTTAGTTCTGACAATAAATTATCCATCTTCTCCATTAGGAGATAAGCTAACTCGCTTCCGAATATGATATTCCCTGCTTCGTCGGTATGGACAGCCTGAAACTTATCTCCATCGTGGCCATATATTCCTTTGGTTCCTGTGGTTTCTTCATAGACAGGACGAACCATTAATCAGTATCCCCCGTGATGTTCATCCCCATGTGCATCAGCATATTAAAGGGAGACATCCCTGAACTTGAATCGATCGCTTTCGGCATGGATTTTATTGCTTTCCCCTCATCTCCTTCTTTATCCACCTTAAACAGGTTGAAATTAGTGATTGATGTTTTCCACACCATCCCCATTCTTGCCACTTCAAGCGATAGGTTGCTTGAGTTCTCCATAGCTTCAGGAGGGGCATCGGTTTCAAGTTCAAGGGTTATGATGTATGTCATTTCATCCTCTCTTTTTATCCACTTATCGTTTAAACCTATGAACATTGCTGATGACTGATCTATCTATCCAACCTGCCCCAATTTTTTTCTCAAGATATTTACATTTGTCAATCTCTTCATGGTTCAAGGATGCACAACCCCACTCTTTATGAAGATTATTTTCCAATTCGGATCTGCTTTTCCCAAGTCTGTTTCTTCCTTTAATGATTATCAACATCTTCCTACTCCTTAAATATTGGGGGGATATAGCGCCCCCCTTCGCTTAAAAATGTTAGATGGTTACAATACCGCTCTCACCCTCGGTATCAGCCTGTACCATGTTCCCAACCTGTGCAATGGTAGTAGGAACATTTCCTATCGTTCCGGCAGCCGCCAAAAGACCATCCATCGTTGTAGCCGCATAACCGAACCGATTATTTGAAATTATTCCTGTCGGTCCTGATGCGAAAGAGATATACTTATTAACTACACCGTGATTTGGCAAACCATCGGTAAACCAACAGTTGTTAACGAGCAACCCTGAACCCTGATCTGCATTGCAGAAAATATCCACATCCCTGACAGTCGTTGTGCCTGAGAATACGCAGTTTGTAATGTGCAATTTATTGATAGCTGCGTAAGCAGACCTTATCGCAATGCTGTTTGGGTTGTCAGAGAACAGGCAATTATCAATCTTCATGTAGATGGCGGTGTCTAAATAGATACCTCCACCACCAGAAATGAGATGTCCTTTTGCATTTCTAATCGTGCAGTTTCTGATTGTAAAACCGCTTGCCCTTCCTATCGTCCCATCATTAACCGTCACAATAATGCTTGCGGTGTCTGCGGTCTGACTTGTCCCTGTCCATTCCATCCCTTCCGTTAGGAATGAATGCCCCCTGATGGTTAAAACAGGAGTCCCTGCCCCTGCTACAGTTGTCTTTATTTGAGGACCAAGATAGGGCATACTTTGATCCTGAGCGCACCCCAATATTGCTAATTGAGGCGTACTCAAGGGGATCGTAATGTTATCGAGATAATAAGTTTGGACAGACCCGGTAGTCGTTCTGGGCCTTACATAAATAGTTCCACATTTCGAGGCCAAATTTACTGCTGTCGTTGGGATATCTACTGCATCATCAGGAGATTTCCCCCCATTGCTTGCTATCCCATTATCTCCATCGACAAAAAAGATGTTTTCAGAGTTAAAAATATCCGCTAATCTTACACCACCGATATTCGGTGTTGCAAAAATCCCATGAGGAAATCTTGATACTGTCATTTTACACTCCTTTTAATTAGGATGTCTGCCCTGTCTAATGCACACACCGGGGGAATTTCACCCTCCGCTTACCCAGTATGGAGGATGCCACCCTCTTCAGGTGACACCCCCCGTTTGGTTAAATCACGATACTGCATGACCGTATATAAATCTCCAATTCGTAAACCCATTGGCATACCTACCATAGATCGAATGTTTTACGGTAAAGGTTTCAAAATCAACAGTCGTGTTCGTTTCAGGAGGTATGCGATTGAGCCAAACCATAAACTTCTTCATAAGGCTTGAATCGACCATGAACCAGTTGTTTGTATCGTAGTCGCTCAGTCTCAGCCAGTTCAGAACATCGTAGCGTCCTTTGTGGACGTTGATGGTTCCTTCGGCAGAGTCTAAGCCTCTCTCTGTTCCGGTGATTTCAAGGGCCTTGTCGTAAAGTTCATCCGGCACGATCAGCATATTAGGTTCAATCACGATCCTTTCGCTGATGTCGTTCCTGAACTTCTTCATCAGGATTCTTGTTGCAGCAACAGAGGTCTTGCTGATTGCAGAAGTCCCTGCATTTGCGAACCCGGAAGAGGTCGATGTCCCCGACTTTGTGGTATGAGATGAACTGCAAAGTGCTACGCCTTCCTCAGAGATCATGTAATCAAACGCTGAAGAAAAAGCATAGGCAAGTGGTCTTGCGGCAACCTTGGACTCAACTCTTCCATAAGAGTTTCCAAGCATCCCCGCAGCGTCCATCATCACATTATACTTCTTGTCATCAAGAAGTTTTCTCTCAAACATGACACCGCCAGCATACTCCTTCGGTTCAATCTTGGTGTAATACCCAGGGGAAAGGCTTAAATAAGTCAGCTTCCCATTAAACTCAGGAATATCAGGCAAAGCGCCAATGTCGTAAAACTCTTCCTGTGCCGAATCACCGCTGATGACACGATAAACCTTGTTAATCATGTCCTCTTTCTTCTGAAGTTCAGAAATTGCGTTTTCGGTCACTTCTCGTAAATCATTAAACAACAGTTTAGTAAACTGTGAACTTGTTATTGGGTTAGGCATCGTCTCTCACCTCCTCCTTATGGTCTTTCAGGTTGGAACTGGTACGGGTTGATTCTGAAAATCGCATACTCGTCTCCAGCTGTTTTAAGGTTAATTTCCATTACATCGAGCCACAAATAGTTGGTCGTGTAAGAAGTGGCGTGATCGTTTCCCCACTGTTCGATGTATGTCCCCACCGCATCAAACATAGCCTTGCACGTTCCGAGAGTAATCGCCACAGGAACAAAGGTGTCCCCTACTGCGATGTCGTATGGCCATGTGAGATAAAACGTGTGTGAGGTCGTGCTTGCAGAATAGGATGGTCTGTAAAGACCCATGTTATTACCGCTCCTGCAATACCACATGGCGTTATATGCAGGATAGGTGTGGTCAACCGCTGCGGTTGTAATGGTAGAACCATCAGTTGAAGCAGTCGTATTCGTCACGACATCACAGGCGGTTCCATAGGCAGTATCGAAGATCCTACCTTTAATGAATGTCGATGAATCAATTACAGCAACCTCAGCCATAAGGGCAGGATCACTCGGTCCCCACATACTCCTTGCCCCGATATATTCTCTTGCAAGCTGAGCGGCCTGAGTAGAAACCGAAGTCCCGTAATTGCCCTTATAGGTTGTATTAAATGTGGGGGCTTTGTTGTTAAATCCGACAACGATACCAAGTGGATTCTGATTCACACTCGTATCTGCGGCCCCTGCCACGTCCCACGCTTTCAAACCCTGTCCTGAATCGGCAAAACACCATGATACAAGTTGCCCTTCGTACAGGGTGACAGCGTTATAATCTACCGGAAACCAAAAGGTTGCCACCGGTTCACCAATGACAGTAAATCCAGCCATATTAATCCCTCCTTTATTTTGTGATTTTTAACCTCTCCATGTTACGCAACCACAGAATGAACATCCCGTAGAAACCACCGGATAATATCCATAGCAAGACACTTCATAGATAAGTGGTTCGCCATAGACAAAATTACCAATGACCACCATCGGATATCCCCCTGACAAACTGTTCAGGTTCAATATCGGATAGTAGACAGTTTCTACGTTTGAGTGTTCAGATTCCTGACTGCGTTCTATTTTGTTTATAAATCCGCAATACCAGCACCGATACCATTCACCAGAATCATCGAGGCTACCGGGAATAGGGATACGTCGCCTTTCCCTTGGAATCCTCTGTGTGGCAAAGTTACCATATCGGTTTCTGGTCCTGCTCACTACCTTCTTGCTCCATGAGGAACTTCAGACTTTAAGGCATCCCTGACTGTATCTTCCTTGAGTCCCCTTCTGCGTACATACTCGGCAGCTATTTCATCCAGCTCTATGTTAGCAGGGGATGAATGATCGCTCCTTGAAGATACGCTGAGGTTAGTGGGTGCGGTCTGTCTTTCTCCTCTGACATTAGGCTTAACTTTTCCGAGTTTACGGGAAAGGATAGCCATTTTCGCATTGGTATAATTCAGTTCTGAATCAATCATCGGGTTCCACGTTTTTGGGTCATAAGGGTCCCCACGCTTGACATTGTAATTTTTCATCATCTCTTCCACTACTTCATCGTGAATCTCAGGGTCTGCTATGTTCCTTAGATTATCCATATATAATTTCTCATACTTCCTGGTTGCTTCAAATTCATCCCTTCTCATGCGTGAATATACTTTTCTTGCATCTTCTGGGGTGGATATATATTCAGGTTCATCACTTACCTGAGTCTGAGGTTCACGTTGGGATTTAATCTCGATCAGAAGATTTTTCATTTCAGAAAGTTCATCCTCTAACCTTTTGACCTTTCTTCCGAGATTAGACCTTTCCCTCTGGTCAATGTCATCTCGCTTCAAATCCTCCTTCGCCTGCCTTAAATCTTCTTTTGTTTCGTGAATCTGTTCTTTAATCTCTTCGTTGCCAGGGGAGTCAAGAGTCCCATCGGTCACGGCTTGGGTGACGGTAGTCTCTTTCTCATTGCCTTCTGTCATAAACTGTTTTCTCCTTTCGTTGTGAAATAAAAAAAGGGCTAACGAGTCTTTCGACTACATTAGCCCCAGGTGTTCTGATAGCTATTTATTAAATTTATTTATTCGGTCTTATCCATACATCCTTATCTATGTGACTTAAATTAACATTCCAAACTTGTATTCTGTGTCCCCATATCTGAATATCACCACATCTTAAACACTCCTCTTTCCAATCACCATTATTAAACTCTTCAATCTTTATCATCTTATGTCCAAATATTCTGCATCGTAATTTCACCTTCAACCTCCTTTGTTAGGATAGTTTATCATGCTTTTCCAGTTACATTTTTAAGTTCAATCCCATTATTGACTTTTATTATTTTACCAACATCTTTTTTCATACGAATATTTATTCTTATTTTCATGTCATAATAAATACTTGCTAATCTTTTAACTGTGATTATCATATCTTTTTCAATAAATCTATCAAAATGAAAAGAATAATCGTCAAAAACAAACGTCAACAAATCTTTTATTTTAATTATATCTGCCATTGATGCAATACTGCCTACAATCGGATCTGTCCTCCTACAATAATCAACAAATCCCTTTGTTTCCCAATTCATGATAGCTTTATTGACTCCGTCTTCTTAATAATCACTACTTTGCCTGCTTCCATCTTAATAACCACTTCTCCATAAAATTTCTTATTTATCAGTTCTTCAAATAATCTTATTAGATTATCTAACATTGTCAAGCACCTTTTTTATTTCCCCAATACCTTCCAGATAAGCCTTTACCTTTTCACTCCTAATACCAACCTGGTTTTTAAGATGCTTAAACTCTCGCCTGTCTATTTCTGTATCTTTTTCTTCGCATATCTTTTCCAACAACTCTTCCATTCTTATAACATCAGCAAGCAATAACTCTCTTCCAATCTCTGTTTCAAATATAGCATTAAAAGAAGGATATAGCTTGTTCAAATATTTAACAAGCATCGCCCCTCTCTTTCGGGTCATTTCAAGATAAGTATTGATGTCGGATAGTCCAAGTTCCACTATCTCATGCCTCCTCCCAATAACCTGAGTCCTTCCTGAGTAGGTGATGTCGGATATCCATACTGATTGCTTGTCTCAACCGTATTCATATTTGGTATCTGTTGTGGAGTAGGATTTTCTCCCCCCTCCTGTTGCGGTGTAGCCCCTGAAAAGTTTTCTATCATCTTTGCAACGGTCACATACTCATCCCCTTGAAGTTCAAGGGTCCTTCGTATCATGTGGGCAATGATGGGAATTACCTGTGGAACCGACTGAACAAGACCTACCAGCCTGCCAATGTGCTGATCGTAATTCTGTATCTTTCTGTACTTGTTATACTCCAACTCAATGTTGGAACTAACCGGGCTATAAGAATAGTCTTGATCTGGGTCGAACCACTGTGCATCCTTCCCCATCATTTGAAACGCTGTCTTATCCTCGGCAAACTGGTAGGTCATCTGTAAGATGGTCCAGTAGAAATCCAGAAGATAGGTATATTCAAACGTGAGAGATTTATAGTTTGACCTCAAATTGGTTCGTTGTTCTGCCCCTGCAACTGCCGTAGCGGTTGTAGAGGCTTGATAAGGGACAGAACCCATTGTCGTAGGGTATACTGCTGTCGCTTTCTGCCCTGAATCCTTTGCAACCTGAACAATGGACATGATCCCTGTAATATTGTCGCTTATTTTCAATTCCTTTAAATCTTCTCTTGGGTTCTCCACCTGCATAATATGCTCAGGAGCAAAATATAAAGAGGAATTGTCCTCCATTGAACTTCTTTTACCTATCAATGTGGGAAGGGTGGCTAATTTAGCCCTGTCTGCCGCCATGTTAAGACCATCATTGATAGTAATTTGATTCTCTTTCAATAACTTTCCATCTCCAAGACCTGTGTCTTTTGTTGGATGAATATAACATAAACCTCTAATAACTGGCCTGTAGGTATTCCCTAATGAGTCTTTGTATGGATTAGGTTGAAACCTTATTAACACCCTAATACTTCCAACGATAACCTGTTCGATAATACACTCGACTAACTCTGCGTCGTTTAAGACCTCACCGCTTTTGTCATATCCAGGCACAACCTCAACAGGGTATCCATCTCCATCTCTTGTCTTTACCATGCACCACAACTTACCAAATCTCATTAGCTTATCATACAGGGTTATAACTTTCTTGTCGTGATAACCCCTATTAACATCTTTCTCGTATGTTTCCCTTGCTGTATCTGTTTGTGTTTTCGACTTAACAGATTCCTTTATAAGATGGAGATTAAAATATCCCTTGTCTTCTTCCTGAGATTTTAACTCCTCATACGAAACTTCACTCCTGATAATGATATAATCCTTATCCTGGATAGAATAGCAATATTTATTGTCTGTAAATATATTCCTTGGGTCAATCGGTTCATAGTTGAACCTGTCAAGCGTTACGTTGTCTTCATATATAGGGGTTCTTTGAATTTCAACAGGCGATTCCTCTGTCCCCTCTCCAATATACTCTTCATTGAACCCAGTAACCACAGGTTTCTTTTTCTTCTCCCACCAGCACAGGGCATAAATTTGACTGCGTATATTGTTGATGAGCCTTGCCCTAATGTATTTGTGGTAGTGGTAGATTCCCCTATTATTAAGTGTGGAGTTGAGACATTTCTTGGCGGCAATACATTTTTTTTCGTCTTTCTCACTGTTTCCCTCCAATTTAACTTCTACGAAGTCACGCGATTGAAAGTATTGTGAAGCCCAACCGGAAGCATCGGTGTTTATAATGGCGAATAACTCAGAATCCATAATCTCGCTCATCCATTCATAATCACGTTCTGTATGTTTAAACTCCAGGAGATCAACCACCTGCTCAAATGTATTATCGTCTATTAATTTTGAGTTTTTAGATGGAAGATACTCAAAATCATAGATTATTTTGTTAATATAATCTTCAACTTCTTCCTTGAATTTATGCGCCTTCAGTTGTTTCGGCATATCTTCTCCGTTTTACACTCTCGTCCTGAAGTAACTGTCATGCCCGCTTCGTCTTTCAAATATCGGTTTAAACCTCCCCATGCTGAAGCGGACATCCTTAAAAATGCACTCAAGCATAACAGGAAAATGAGAGTGTTTATCTTCAGGCTTGTTCTTCTCTTCTTTTGTTGCTGAAGCCTCTCTTGAAGCCCACTGTTCCCAACGCCAGTTTTTAAAGCCGTAGGTTGTCTGCTGGCAGTTATCTAAAAACCATATTGTCGGGAGAAAACTTTCAACCCCATTTTTTGTAATCCGATTGGCAAATGGTCTACCGATTATACGTGAGTTTTTTAACCTTTCCTTAATAATGTCACGACCTCTCTCGCTCTTGGTGTCCCACGTCTCCCAGTATCCCCCTGTCCCCTGTCCATTACGTTTAAACTCTGCAAAGAATCGGTTGAAATCATCCAATGCACTCAACCCTGTATTGGGTTGCTTTATAGCCATTGTCGGATCGACAAGGTTTATCTTATACTTCTCGTCTCCACTTATCTTAATCAACTGTTTGGCTATCTCATAGGTTACAAATCTATCAGGAGAAGGGTTGTATTCGTTGTAAACAAATGCTTCATTTTCGGTGGACAGACATATCCATCCGCAGGCCCAATTAACGTGAGTATGAAAGTCAATTCCCCTTGCATGGAGCCATTCCCCTGGCATTCCATGAGGGAAAAACTTATCCCTACTGATGACATGAGTATAAGGATCAAAATCTTTATAGATGGTACCTGACATTTGATGGAAGAACCCATATCGTCTAATCTCAATCGTTGTTACGTCATCATATTTGGACATCCTTTCTTCGATATCCTTGGATGAATAGATCGGGTTATCATCGGTTGCCGCCCTGATGACCGCAATATTTGGGTCTCCATCAAGTTTCTCAATGGTCTTGTGTTCAATCCCGGTTGTTTTTTTCAAATAGTTAATAATATGAGGTGAATTATACATAACTCCTGCACGTTGGTATACATCTTCATACAACCAGGTTAGTTTATTGACAGGTGTAACTCCTATGATTAAATCTCCACCTGTTTTAACACTTTCTGGGAGTATCAACCTTGCTACCTGTTCCTCATGGATAGACTTCTTTGCTTCCTCATCCTCAAAGATTGACCATCGTGGGACTCCTGCCTGAGATTGAACCTCCTGATTGTAGGAGTTAAACTCAATAATAATGTCCTTTCCTCCCTGGTGATCGTATAGAGTCAATACAGGCTTTCTAATCGTAATGTCTTTCTTAATCAGAAATGGAGGAAGAAATTGCTTGATCTGAGGATAGATAGTGTTCCTGACTTCTCCATTCTCATCCGCTTCCTGTGGGAGTGTTTCCGAACACATTCTTATAATTCGGATAGGGTTGTCCGGTCTCATGTTCTTCTTCTCAATCGGATGCTCTCCCATTATTCTAAGGATATAATTTTTAACAATGGATGCTGTTTTACCTGCCCTGTTTCCGCTCACAATCAATATCGTATCGGCCTCGCAGTTAAGCAATGCCCACAGGATGAAATTCGGTTGAAACGAATCGAACCCCGCCATATCGCTTATTAACTGTGTCTGGACATTTGTAAGTGCTATTTCGTTCATTAAGCGTCCGCCATTGCTGTAAATGTTTCGTAATAGACTATTGCCCTTATTGTCCCCTGTGCAGTGAAATTACCTCCCCCATTCTTTGTAATGGCAATATTGGTAGTGTTGGAAGTAATTGCAGTAGCCGCATTGTCGTTATACATTAAATTTACTTTTGTATTTTTGGCAACCGCTTGAGCAGTGGCTATAGCAGTGGTACTTCCTCCAGAATAGGCTGCATCCCAAAGTTCCCCTGCTGCAAGTGCGACATCGACCCTTAATTGACAACCCAATAACCTTGCCCCTGAAGGAATGCTTAATGTGATGGTTGTGCTTGCATCTGCTTCGATAGCTGCTGCTGCCTCTGCAAAATGTCTTTTTAAACCTCCAGTTGTGCCTGTGTTTTCAGTCGCTATGTTGAATCGAAGTTTCTCGCTTGCGGAACCTGTAAACTTAATGCTTCCATCAGCTTCTTCCTGTGTTAATAGGACGTAATAATCTCCATAGACACCGTTAATTTTAAACCGTGGGCCAAATTCTACTGTCCCCCTGTATCCGTTTGGAAGCTGAACAGATGTAGCCCCCCATGTTCCGCCATGATCACCGAAGGTATATAAATTTGTATTGTACCAGGTTGACGTTTCGTATTGGGGAATGTTCCACAGGTCTTTGGCTCCGCTTATACTGTAGAACGGGAGGGTAGAAGCATCACAAGTAGCATAAAAATTTCCGATGGATACAATAGTGGATGGGTTTAAAGTGCTATAGGCATCACATCCGATTTTAGGGATAGTAACCCCCTCAGTTGTGTAGTTCACGAACATATTGTTGATAAGAGTTAATGATCCAGCTGTTTTAATAATATATTCATCTGCAGCAATCGCCCCACTGTAGAAGAAATTTCCAGCAAGAAAATGTGTGGCTGGGTTTACAGAACCTTCACTCAATAGGAATAATGCTGAGTGTTCGCTCTGGGACCCTATAACGGACAGTATAACCGCTTGGGAGTTTATGTCGGTGACTGAATTTCCAGCAAATGTGCATTTATTTACGGTGAGTATTCTGCCACCTGTTGAGTGGTTAATAGCTGTCTCAAAGTCAGAAAAATGAGAACCGGTTACATAAAAATCAATAGCGTTGTTTCCACCAAAATATATCCCATTAACACAGGTGTTATTACCCTGAAAGGTGCAGTTTGTTATATTGACCTCGGATACCTGATTTCCGGTATATCCAAGTTTTAATTCCGTGCTGCCTACTCCCGTAAATTGTTCAAAATAGTCATAATCAAAAACCCAACTGTAAGACCCTGCCCCGTCTACCGAGTTATATTCAAGAAAGCATCCAATCAATGCAGTGTTGTTCCCATAAAAACCGAGCTGACTCAGTGTACCGCTTCCTCCATAAATTGTCATCATGGTACCGCCAGCAGCGCCAACCCACTTTAATGCACTTTGAAACATCCCTTCCCCATACAAATAGATAACATCATAGGATGTTCCATACCATGTCAGGGTAGTGGATATCGGATAGGTCCCTCTTGCAAAATAGGCTTTGAATGGGACTTTATTAAATACAGTAAACATTTTTTGAATTGCCGTCGTATCATCTGTTGTCCCATCTCCCTTTGCACCCCACCATTGGGGATAAGCCTTTTCTATAGAACTATTTCCAAATACAACCGTACCGCTTCCGCTAAAGCATTGATGCAGTCCGCATTCAAACGAACCGTTAATCGTAAGGGTTATTCCTGAAGCTATTGAAAAACATCCCCCTTTCTCGACAATGACTTTTATATTAACAGGAATGGTATCATTAGCTGCAATGCTTATCGTTGACGCAACCAATAGCGTCTTATCCGTTCCCGCAATAGAGGTTTCTGCTGATACTAAATCGGTATAGGTTGTTATCATTTACTTCCCCTCGACTTTAGGTTGTTTGGACTTCTCCTCTTTTAAAACAGCATCTAAGAGAGGTTTGAGTTCTTTTATCTGATATTCTGTTACGTTATATTCTGCCTGAAGCCTTGCGAGTCGTTCCTGCAACACCATCATTTTTAATTGAAGTTCTTCTTTCTCTCCTGCAAAACCTAACCCAACAAATAAAATAACTAAAATTAAGCTGAGTAGCCATTTCATAAGTTGTCCTTTCTTCCTGATTATGGATGTGCCGTTTTATATCCAGTCAAGCTATAAACATTGTCGATATAAAGAGTATCTACCCACAACCCTCCGGTGTATCTCTCCCCGATAAGTATTTCACTCGCAGCAGCTTCCCAATCGGAGAGTGATTCTGCCTCCTCTTCCCAATCGTTATCGTTTACCTTGCTCCCATGCGTATCCGTTCCAGTCTTTTGCCATGAATAAGCTATGGTGTTCCACCCAGTACTTAGTCCTTTTGTTCCAGCAACATTCTTACCAATATTGGTTCCTCTGTAGGATACTGTAAGCCTGCCACTGGAGTTAAACACAATGTTGATGTAATTTCTTGTATCGTAAGAAGCGGGTACAGCTTCAAAGATAACAATGGAATCATCGGGAGTAGCATCAAAGACATAGAGATCAATCCAAATGGTTCCATCAACGATATTTATTCCATCTCCTCCGCTTACTGCCCAACTAATATATTGATCCTCATCGGTAATTTTAAATCCTACTCCCGTCCTGCCAAAAGACGCTGAAAGACCCCCTCCTGCTCCAAGGGCAACCGTCCCGTCCTTCTGAGCCGCCCCACTGGTGAAGCATCCTTTATCGGTATCCGGCCCATAATCTCCATTCCATGCAAAGAGGTATGTACCTGATGGACAGGCTGGAGGAGTACCACCCGTTACGGTGATGCTCTGTGATCCTCCAGTGGTGAAGGTTTGGCTGCCTACTCCGATGGTGAAAGTCTCGGCCGACCAGCATGGATAAGCTAAACTTAGTATTAATAGGATTATGGATAAGATTCTCATTAATCCTCCTTAAAACAACGCTATGATTTTATAGGTTAATGTCCCATTGACGTTGAAGGCTGCGGGGACTGCACCTGCTCCACCAACTATTGATAAAGAATCAACACCGCTTTCCTCATGCGAATTTAAAAATATCCCCTGAGTAGCAGTAACACCTGTCACCTGTTTAGCACTTACATCATCAACATACCAAGTACCTGAGGTAGCAGCACCACTTGTGATGATTATATAATAACTGGCTCCAACTGTTATATCTGTATAATATCTTGTTATTTGATTCCACAAAGAGGCTGTTAATCCAGTTACATTTTCTGAAAAAGCCCATCCCGAATCATCGGCTGCCCTCGCCTTAATTGTCACTGTAGTTGATGGAGGATAGACCCAAATATCAATTTTACCCATCGCCCCTGAGCTAATTCCTTCTATGAATACATCGCTCTGTATCCCTTCATCTGCTGCGTCAACAGTGAATAATCTTGAGTAGGTTCCAGCGTGAGCTTGGACATCACTCCTTGCTTGAGCAGAGGGAGTACCAACATTAGCCCAGTTGGAATCAAGTTCCATGTCTCCGTTGGTTATATTTTCGGCTGCTAATGTCTCTCCTGTCGATAAATCTCCTGCATAAGCAACCGCATAAAGATTGGCGTTGTCGTAAACGACGATTTTATATCTACTTACATTTACCGAACCACCCGCTTGAGCCGCATAAGCAGTAAAATCCTTTCCTGTATCCCAAAGGAATGCCCCCCCATCAGCAGACGACAACCTAACCGTCCCCGCAGGGGATTGCTGAGCGACACCACCAAATTTAACTCCTCCTGCGGTTGGGGTAGTTAGTTCAGGAGAGGTTTGTAAAACTAATGCCCCACTTCCTGTTGGTGCTGTCACTCCATCCAGATACCCCAACTCTGTATCGGTCAAAGTAGCATGAGAGACCAGATTTCCGCTTGCATCCGAGTAGACCGCTCTCGAAGCCGTAAACCCCCCGAATGTTCCCGTAAGAGTACCAGACCATATCGGAGCAACCCCTACACCTTGAGCGGTGAAAACATATCCTGAAGTGGCTGTTGAGGTGATGGTATTTGGTGCTGCATCTGCCCCCCCTCCGACCATTACGGCATTAGCGGCAAGGAGAGCAGATGAGGCCAATGCTGTCGTTGTGGTGAACCAGGGGATACCGCCTTCCGTACCTGCTGATAACCCTGTCCCTCCGAGTGGAACAGTTACCGGAGTGAATCCAGTTGCAAGAGATCCACTCGTCAATGCACCAACTGTTACGATGCTCGATGAACCCGCTGCTACAGACCATACTCCTTCCGTTCCAGCACATACCCCAGGCAAACCACTTGCATCAGTACAGACAGGCTTGCTTGCAGTAAGCCAATACCATGTCGGAACCGTACCTGTCATTCCTAAACCGAATGCGTTTGTCCCTAAAGGAGCAAGGGCAATCGTATTTGAGCCATTGTAATAAATCATATACCCTTTGGCCATTGTAATAGAGGATATGTCTGTTAGGTTTGTATTAAGGGGCTGGAGGATGGTAGTCCATGCCGCACCGTTAATAGTGGGAGCATTTGTTATTTCTAAATTAGTGAACCATCCTTTTGTCACCCTCGATGCGGTTGCTGCAAGGGAGCCTGTCATTGTAATACTTCCAGATCCAAGAGCCAACCCTGCGAACGTAGGAGAAGAGGTCGTTTGAAGTGCCTGATCCCCCCAAGAGAAAGTACCATTGGTTGAGCAGATTGCAGGGGCATTTGCGATAAGAGGATATGCGGTGAATAAAGTATAGGTCGTATCCCCTGCCATCGCAGGGACAGTCAACCCTAAATAATTTGCTCCCGACCCTGAAGGTTCGTATATTCTTATCAACCCTGCCGAAGTTCCCCTTTTTACATCCAATGCTCCATTAAGAGTAAGACCTGCAAACGTAGGGGAATCAGTTGCACTCAATCCCTGTGGAAATCCATGTATGCTGACAGGTTGTGAATAGGAAGTTGAAGCGAACAGTAAAAAATAAATTACAAAAAAGGCTATTTTTTTCATCTCACCCCTCTCCAATTAAAAATAATAAGTCACCTGTACATTTGATGCACTACCAGAAGTATAATCGATGACCTTCATGTTTTTAATCGTGTTTATGTCCCTTATGATAAGAGAACTATTTGCAGGCATAGGGACTCCAATCAATGAAGATTGGTCAGGGTTCCCTGTGAGAGAAATTAATGCGGTCTGTGCATAAACCACAATCAACGCAACCGAGGCCATTCTCCCGAAATTGTCGTATCCTGCTATTACCTTATGTGCAACTCCATCCACTGTTGCAGTATTGACCCCTGCAAGGTTCAATATTTCGTTATTAACCAGAGCGGTCCCCCGGTATGACTTCACCCTCATCACCCCTGCCGCATCCCCTCCGGCCCATGTACCAGGAGTTGTAGCATCGAGGGTAATAGATACGATGCAGAACTGAGCCCCCCCGGTAGCCCCGATCATATAATCCCCTACGACAGGAGTTGCAACACCCCCTGAGTCAAAGGGGACATCATACTCCATATAATTATAGCAATTTTCACTCAGGGAAGTCGCTGTGTTCCCAGGGACTATCTTCTCGTGAGTCAGGGGTTCCCCAAAATATTCAAGATTAAGCATTTCACTACCTCCTGTAAAGTTTGTATACCCTGTTTACAAAATCAAAAAATACATACTCGTTTGAATTTATAAAATCATCTGTGTTTTTAAGTTCCTCCATGACAACATCCCTGTAAATCATTTCCATAGCAAAGAATTTATACAACTCTATTTTGTTGACAGTCTCTTCCATCACTTTTTACGTTTTACTTTCCTCGGTAATTTCTTCCCATTGCTTTCCTTCAAATGCCTTTCCAATGCAGCAACAGACATTTTCCATACAGACATGGGAGTTTGTGAAGGCTTCTCTCTCCCCGCTTTTTTAGCCCCATAAGCTGATCCCATCATCCCTCTCTGTTTCTTACTCACAATAGGAGTATGTTTTCTTCCGATCTTACTGCACGCTTTGGTTGTCAATGATGACCTCCCCATTCTTGTCGATAATCTCTACCTTGCTTTTCTCATGCTCCTTAATAATATCCCTTGCAAGTGCAAGCATCCCATAACAGGTCATCTTATCTTCAATAGGTCCCGTCACGGTCATGTACCCATTATCGTCAACTTCTATCACGAGCCTGAGCATCATCACCGCTCCCTTCTTCCGCATCGATAACATCATGCTCAATCATTTTAGGAGCAAACTGCTTCAAAGTATCGACGTGCTTCCTCACCAGTTCCCTCACCATAGGGTTCTCGGAAGCATTGATCTGCGTAAGGTTGACTACAAACTGAGACTGAGAATTGCCGGGACTTACCCCCATGATTGTCGCAATATCTCTCCAGGCATTAAACTGAAGTTTCCTGTCTGAATCCGACAACTCATTAGGGTTAGAATGAATCAAATCCGTCAACCCCTGAAGGCTCTTGTCAATATTGGCCTGCATGAAAGACTTCTGCCTTATCTCAAGATACTGAAGTATCTCGTCTTTAGAATAGTGTTTCCATTTATCCTGTAGCTTGTAATCCGAGGCAAAAAATCTCTGGTAGATCTTCTCTGTGGCAGGACTGAACTTACTTGCAGCCATAGGCTCCAATAACTTCAGATAATCTCAGAAGATACTTGCATAAATAATACCAAATACAATCCCCCATCTATCATACTTTTATTATCTTGTCAAGTAAAAAAAATAAACTATTTTTATAACTTACTAATATCATTGTTAAAAACATATGTAAAAAAATAAAATAATTTTTCAGAAATATTTATAGAAATAATAAAAATTATTAAAATAAAAATCCGAAAAATGGTATGGGTACCTTTTTTCTCCCTTGATACGCAAGCATTGCAGAGTATGTTGAGACACTTTTAATTTTATTCTTAACATAATTATCTTGACATAATTCTCATTACATAGTATGCTACCAGACAAAGGAGACAACCCATGAAACCTACTCACGACTTCACCAAGGCAATCGAGATGTACACTACCCAACTTATGTCCCTTCAACCGATCTCTGAACACTTCGGAGTCTCACGACAGGCAATATGGTTCTATTTAAGAAAAAATGGAATAGATACTTCCAAACACCGAATCCCTGTAAAATGCCATATCTGCAATAAAGATTTCGTTAAACCAAGATGCCTAATAAGATCCTCTATTCACAACTTCTGCTCTAAAAAATGCTATTTCCAGTACATCGGAAGCCAACCCTACCAGGAACACCGAGACGGTCAACGCTTAGGCAGAAGAGTATTTGAATCTAACTTCGGCTTCATGCACGATTGGATTATACATCACGTTGACGGAGATAATTACAATAATAAACTATCCAACCTCTGGGCATTCAAAACTCACTCCGACCACATGAGATACCACCAAGGAGGTTCTTCGGAAGCATTCATACCTAAATCTGGTACTTGGGAAATGGTAAATAAAAACATGCAGGTTAAGAAGGGTAAAAAATTGATTCAAAGATGATAAGCATAATGGTTTTAGATAAATAGGAAAATATATGATTGGGATTTTATACCCTTATGTGTAGGTAGGTTAAAGACTACGTCGTCATGGGACCCAATCTTCCTCCCGCTCCCCACCCCACCCTTTGACATTTTGTCCACTATTTTATAACTACTCGATATAACTACATATCCTAAGCTGTTTACATAGTTACAATCTTATAGGGGATATTATGTTAACTTCAGATAAATCAATATACATCATTGTTATCAATTGGTTGCAAGGATAGCTTGTATATTACCATGATAATCAACATCCAGTACCTGACCGGAGCCGGCCTCGATCCTGGGTTATTAGCTCCAATGATGCAGAATTGCATCACTGATGCAATATTGCATATTATGTGAGCGTTAGTTGAATCTATACTAATCTTATAGGAATATTATGAATCTATAATTGAATCGATATTAGGATCATTGGAAGGTTTACTATAATTATTATTAAGATTATTATTATAAGTACTATTATTATACTCTTTATTATTATTATTATCTGATTATTATTGCGTGTACGTAGGGGAGGACTATTATTTATTGATTTACTTATTGGATAATTTGTCAAGCAAAAAAAAGAAATGGAGTCCTCTATTAAAGGATAGGGTTTTCCTTTTTTTTTGGTGGATAGCTGAAACATGGCACAAAACTTGCTTTAATAAATGGTATCTCAAATATGAAAGGAGCAAGGAAAATGAAAAATATGAATGACGTAAACACGGTATTAAGAAACGAATTAAATCAGTGGTTTAAAAAACAATGTCAAAATGAATGGAATGATTATTATTTATACTATCTACCAACAACACCAGAATATAACGGTGGATTGCTGATTGCAAACAAAAAACCTGCCAATCCAGAATATCAAGTAGTAAGAAGTATTCAAAAACACCTTACAATAGAACATAATCATAGAATTTTGTTAGAAATGTGCCGAAGCCTGCCAATATTAGAATATTAAATGAAAGGTAGGATCATAAAATGATAGAAAGATTTGTGGGGTTACATTTAAACTTGGCACAATAAATGCTTTAATAAATGGTATCTCAAATATGAAAGGAGCAAGGAAGATGGAAAAAATCAGAGTATACACAAAAGAAAGGGGAATTAGAGTATTAAAGGAAGGAGTTACGCTTGAACAATATCGAATTAAGTATCCGGATGCCATAACTGTACGCAAGCCTCCATGTATCAAGACTCTTGAAAAATGGAGCAAGGATTGTGGATGCAGGGCTATTGACGGATGCTGGGTTGAACCCGATGGAGAATGCGAACATGGTCTTCCCTCATGGTTAGTGGCAATGAATTTTATTTAATCACTTGATCCCTCGATACCCAGGACCTTAACCTTCCTGGGTATTTTTTTGTCCTCTTTTATCCTCCGTGTATAAAAACGTAACAACTGTTGAAATCACATATAACATATTAATATAATTTATAAATTCCAATCAATTATTTTTTCATCCCTAAAATATGTATCAAAACGTAACAACTATAAATGTTTAATATCATTAAATAATGTCAAATAGTGGTGTTTTGGTGTATCAAAAGGTTACGACCTATATAAAAACTTATATATTCTAAATAAATGTAGAAATTATTTATAAATAGCTGTATTAATTGATAATTGCTTATTTATTAAAATATTTTATTGGTATGGCAATGAAATTGCATTCTATAAATATAAATTCAACGAAGGGAGGAAAGGGAAATGGAAAAAATGAAACAGATAGAAAGCAAGGAGGATTTTTTAAGATGGGCTCATGAAGTTAATCTTCACATCGAAAGCAAAAAAAATGGAATCTGTGATCTTCAAGATGTATTTTACAAAGGCCAGGAAGGGGATCTCAAGCAATTAAAGGAATGGTTTCTTGATTGTACTCAAACAGAGAAACAGCTTTTAACCTTCTCTATTATTAAGGCAATGGGTGAAGAAATGGCCTATAAATTTATCAAGGCATGGGCTCTGCATCAAGCTGATAAATGTATCCATGAATATGAAGAATCGTTTACCGCAAGGGAATATAAGCTGTACGAATCCGAAAAGGCCCTAAATAAGGATAGGGTTGAAATTGAATCTCAGCTTGAATATGCCAAAAAAGAGATCAAAGAATTAAACGAATTGTTGGAAAATAGCAGAATCAACAACGACGGGCTGCACCAAACAATAACAAGATTGTCTAACAATAATTATCAGTTGTCTGTTGACCTTGATAATGCCTATAAGGAGCTTAATAAAATGCAGGCATTTAAACAGACATTAAAAGAAATTATAGGCCAGGATATATCAAGTTTAACCCCCTAACCTATGAGCTGCTAACATCGAAAGCCCTTGAAAGAGGGTTCTTAGGGTAAAATAAGAAGGGAGGAAAGGAAAATGGAACAAAAGAAAAAGTATCAAGAAGCATTATCAAGGGCAGCAGGAGGTTTGACTATGTCAAATTATCCTACCATTATTAACGGGTTCATTCAAAAGGGTATTCCTGAAGATCAAATTGAACCCCGGAAAAATGTTTTTACCTATGATGCATGGAAGGCCTTGGGACGTTACGTTAAGAAGGGTGAACATGGGGTTCGGGTAGTAACTTTTTTAAAGGTTGAAAAAAAAGAAGTTGATGAACAAACGGGGAAAGAGGTTTCAAGGGTTAATTCCCGTCCATGGATGACAACAGTTTTCCACGTAACACAAACGGAAGCTATTAACCCCTAACCCATAGCTGCCCTATCGGCTATACGGGGAGAAATGGGAGGTAATGATGAGAGATTTTGAATTACCCAATGGATTACAAGATAGTGATTTAGAAATGAACTCCTTAAATGAGCTTGCAAGGCAAGAAGCACAACTTAAAAAACAAGGAAAATGCACTCATGGGTGGAGACAAAGAGGCCAGGGAATAACAATTCCAATCGGTAAAACCAAATGCCTTAACTGTGGAAAAATATCAACATGGGAAGAATTAGAACAAGAAAGAAAAGAGTTATTAATTTAATCCTATAACCTCAACAGCTGACCTATCGGCTTGACGGGGAGAAAGGGAGGGTTGAAAATGAATTATCCATTAGATAGATCGGAAATAGCAAGGGCACTGGCAAAAGCGATCGCCTATAAGCAATGCGGGAAGGATCAAGAGGCTTCACAATGGGCAAGGGAATTGATTAAACTGTTGGAGTGTGCAGAGATATTAAAGGATTAACCACTAACCACCCGATAAGGGAGAAAGGAGTTTAAATCATGGGCGAATATGCAAAAAGAAAAAACGATGGAATAGAAATAAAAATTGGTACTTGTGAGTCTATGTATTACCTGAGATATGAGGATAAAGACAAGGTTAAAAATGATCCTCATAGCCTTGATCCTTCAAAAGAATTAAATCTATTTTGGAGATTGCCTTTTCCTGAAGAAGATCAAATTAATCCCGGAGAATATAAAGAGTTTAACAAGGGAGAAAGGCTTTACAAGGTCATTAAAAGCGATTTTCCCAATCAACAAGATCGGATGGAAGAGTTTTCCGACCCTTCAACAACAGAAGATCCTGGGATTATCCAAATGACTCATGAATCAGGGATGATGGTAAACATCCACTGCTATCATGGAGAGAAACTCCCTGAAGGTTCAAAGGATGTTACTCCTTTTTGGAATGGGCGCTCTTGGCATTATGAGCTTGCTCATATCAAAAACCATGAAGATGGTAAAATATACCCTATTGTTTATTGCCGACATTGCCGCCATATGTGGAGATATACCTGGGAAGAGATACTCCCTTATTTACATGGAGAATTAAAGGAAAGGCTTGAGAAATATAACCAATAACCCTAACCTCCTGGCTACGAGGTTAAACTGGCCCAGAAATGGAGGTCAAAATGGTAAGGGTTATCTGTAGAAAATGTGGCAGCCATTATGACCGCAAGTTGTTTGCTAAGTGTTCAAGCGGTGAGGTGGTCAAGGGGTTTTGGAAGTGTCCGTATTGTAAATGTTCTAAATATAGATTTTGCTAAGGAGGTGACTCGAGATGGATAAAGGGAAACATACACCTGGACCGTGGAAGATGTCTAAAACACATTTTATGAGTGGAGATACTTGGTATGTAATAACGGACCAAAGAGGATATGGGCCTATCATGGAAGTCGGGGGGAAAGACCTTGATGGACAAATAGCTGAAGCAAAGCATTTAATTACTAATCCTCAAGAGATTGAAGCCAATGCTACCCTTATCGCCGCAGCTCCGGAGTTATTGGAAGTGTGTAAAATTGCAGGAAAATTACTCGATGAAATAGCCGGGAATTGCCTTTCGTTTAACAATGATGAAAAGGAAATTCTTGATAATATTTGGTCAGCCATATCAAAGGCAGAAGGAGGTCAAAATGAATAGATCAAACTTGCTCCAATGCATCAACGTCATGGCCGACTGCTTCAAGGCCGTGGCGGAGACTCCGGAACACGATCAGCTTATAAGAGTTTTTATCTTGGCACGTGACCGAGCGTACCAAGAACTAATCAAGGAGGAGGTGGAGAAATGATGAGTCCATTCTATACAGGATTGCTAATTGGCTTAGGAATTGGCTTGTTTGCAGGTTTCTCTACGGCGGCCTGGCTGGTTCTGTGGTCCCTCGAACCCAAGGAAAGTGAGGACGATAATATCCCATTCCCTGGGGCTTAATAGGATAAGAAGGGTTAAGGGGCGATTTCTTCTTAACCCTTTTTTATTGCCTTTGGATATTGTCTAACCATTTTAGTATCTTTGAACAGATAGGCCCGCAAGTTTTTCTTACAGGATAATACTTCTTAGACCTTTTGCCAAACTTTGCAGGAGGTATTTTTCTTAATTTCCCACATACTTCGCAAACAATTAGGTCTTTTTTGATTAACATACTACTCATTTTCTCCTATTTTCCATTTTCATCATCATCTTCCTCTTCGGGCTCATCCTCAAATCTGTTTCTTCTTCGTCTTCCTCTATAGTACCCTTCTTCCTCATCCCTTAATTGAGTATTTGTTTTTCCATCCATTCGGATCGGCCTACCAAGGACCGGCCCGCACTCTTCGCAATATCCGACTGATGGAGCAATCAAATTACCACAACGACATTCAAATTCGCTCATTTTGACCTCCATTTACCTTTTTTTGTTTTAACGACCTCCCGCAATCGGGGCAGAATTTAGGGAAAGTAGTTCCATTCATCATGTAAGTTCCGTTTGTATAAATATGCTTCTGTATCCTCTTCTCCCCTTCACCCTCACACCAACATTTTGGTTTCACCTTCTGGTGGTGACAATGGTCTCTTTTTTTCGGCACGTATCCAATGTCCAGTTCCTGCTTGCATTCATCACATAACTCATCATAACTCATCGAAAGACCTCCTTTCATCTTACACATTCTTGCAATACCGGAATCAACTTTTTTATGGCATTTTTGGAAAAAATCATTCGGCTGCTTAAAAAATCTGTGTCATTTCCTGTTGGTCTAAATCCCTCTATTGCTATCAGACCATTGGGGAATTCATACACAATAACCCATCCATGCTCTGTTCTAATTGGTTTAGATATTTGAAATTTCATCTTAACCTCCTTTCATCCCAAAATGCCATTTTTCTCCTCCTCCCATAAATGGCTATTCAGGTTAGCCCTTTTCTCAAGCGCCTCTTTGGTAAAATCCGCCTTGTGAGCCTTGATTAAGAGCTTGCATATTGTCATCTGGTGTTTGATCGCAGCTACATACCCCTCTTCCCAGGCTCGATTGTAGTCTATAAACTCCTTTCGGGTTTTGGGTTTCATACCTCACTCCTCCTCCTCATACTCTTTGAGTTTTTCTGTCCTCCTCCAAACCCACGTTCCTCCACCTCATACTCTTGAGGGGGGACATAAATCTGGACCGCTCCTGGCTGACCCCATCCCTCTGCATCTTCTTTCGTCAGATGTCCGCTTCCCCACATTTTGGTTGAGGGATAATAATTTACCCATACTCCATTTGTCATCCGCTTAACCTTCCTCTTTGGCCTCGGAGGCGGGTCAATCTTAATCTCATTCCAAAAGTTTGTGGGAAGGAGGTCGTTAACACTTTCCTTCCCATCAAAAGTAATTGTTACAAACCCGTAAAAAGTTTTTAAAATTATATGATATATGGCATTTGGTCTTATCTCAACAACTTCCTGCCATCCCCTTTTCATTGACCAAACCCTATCCCCAACCCTTGCATCCTTAAACATTTTGACCTCCTTCCGGCTTATCAATTATCTATCTTTAACTATTTCTGGTGGTGGAACCTCCATACTCCACCCTCTTCTTTGGATTTCTTTATAGGCCTCTTCAGATAACATAAAAGCCCTGTTAATTAGATCCGGTATGGACATTAACCCAATCTTTGCCCTGCCGGTTGAGTCCTCTCCATCTGGGAATCCCTGAACCATCCCCCATTTCTCCAGAAACAAAAGAGCAAGTCGGGCTTCATCACTTAAAACGGTAGTTTGAAAAACCAAGCTCTCCACCATCGCATCATATTTTTTAGCCTTGATGTAACCGTACATTGCTGTCTCCTTTCGTTTAGAATTTATTTGGGCTTATCAGGCCCAATCAGAAAATCATGCTCTTCGTCGCCAGGGAGTTTATAGCCAGGTTCGCAATCCTGGATGTCATAGCCTCCTGTGCATTCAAATAAGCCATCCTCTAATGAGCAGGCACAATCATCGGATTGGTTGAACAATCCATCATAGCCATTGTCGATTAGATACTTTTCGATGATTTCTGAGATTGTCATAAAGTTTTCTCCCATCTAATTTTTTCCCCAGTTGCAATTATTTCATTTCTGATTCTTCCATTGCCTTTTTTTGATAGTTTTCCCCATCTAATTTCGCTTTTTTTAGTAATGTGTCCAATGTTCCAACCAGATGCTTTATATATGGTTCCTGCGTGAACATCCGTATCCTGATAACTTATTATCTTTTTTAGCCATGGCTTAGACTTTCTTAAAATTTTTATAGTAACTGAAATCATTCTTGAAGCTGTATTTTTAGGGGCATCACTTGAAATTGCCATTCTCCTTAACTCTAACGTAGGAGTTCCATTAAAAGCCCTTGCTACTGGTGGGCCGAATATCATAACCGCATAAAATCTATTGGAATATTCTGCGGAATATGCTTCACAGGCTTGCCAGTTTGTTAAATTTGGAAGTCTCGAATGCCATAACCTATTTAATTGAAGGGCTTTTTTAATATCTATTTTTTCTATATTTAATTGGAGCGGAGAGGTCGGAATCGAACCGCCACCTTCAACTTGGAAAAGCGGACGTGCTACCCTTACACTATCTCCGCATACATTAAGCATTATCTTTCCTTCTCCACCCCAACATAGAAAACTGGTATGAATCCCCTTTCCATAGCAGACTTAAACTCCTTATGGTCGTATTTATCAAGGGTAATAATTCCATCAAAGGTTGAACCTGAATGAAATTTCCCATTTGCCAAGTCAGACCCGTCAAGGGTTTGATAGACACTATTAAATTCTGAGTCTTTCCAATCCCAGAAGATGAGTTTGATTTTCATGGTGTATCTCCTTGTAAGAGTCCAGGATGCTCGTAAATATTTCCGATGACTTCAACCGTATCACGTGGACTCCATTCAGTAAAACGAGCACCTTTTTCTCTCCATTCAACAATAAAGGGACGATAAGGATGATTAAACTTTTTAGAATCAATCGGCACAAAAGATAGGATGTCCCCTTCCCATATCTCTTTTCCGTTTTTATCATGGAGGCCAGTAAATTGCATTGGAATAAGCCAACTTTCATTAAAAAATATACACGTCCCCCAATCATCTGCTATCTCATCCCACAGAACCATTCTTTTATCTTCCATGTCCCATGCCCTAAATCTGATGTCCCTCATAGCCTACCTCCACGGAATAAGCCCACTTAAAAACTCCTGAGAATAGTTTTCCGAAGTCCAAACCTTTGGATTGCCAGACAGATCCGCCATCCTGTGAACCCGTTTTTCTGCAATAGTCACAATTCTTAGCAGATTTTGGGAGTTACTAATAAATGAACAATCAGGGCACCTAACCCTGGGGCCCCCCCTGTAAATATAAGGCTGCTTACAATCTATACAGATTATCTTACGGTATTGAGGTATCCAATGTCGAGGATGTCGGTTCATGGGATTTCCTCCTATTTTTCTACGGGTGCATGGTCTACCATAGGGTAGACATTTACCCTCTTGTATGGCGTTGTGTGGCCTCATGGCGTGGTAGTATGTTATGCTGTGGTGCTTTGTGTTTTAACGTCTGCCATTCTTTTCTGATGTTCCAAAATCCACTCCATAAATGTCGGTTCGTAAAAGTAAGCCCTACCGCCTAAACTTATCCAAGGCAGACCTTTTCGCCTCAATCCGTACAGGGTTGATCGAGACATTCCTAATGCTTCTGCCATGTGTATCTCGGATATTAGCTGATTGATCGTTTTGTTCTCCATTTAATCTAACCTCCTTGCATATTGGGGTAACTTCACAAAACTCCTCGTATTTATACTCATTCTCTTGGCATCTTATACAAGTTTTATTCTCTCCCTTCCATTCACTAAATTTAACAAGCGCATCTGTTCTGGTCATCCCAAATCCAATACCTGTATGATTTTGATAATATTGCAATAATTCAGCCTGATCCATTTTCCCGCCTCACGACAACTTCTTCCCGTAAATCTCCAGGGAAGTTTTTAATCCTCTCTCAAACCCAATATGTTCCATTTGACGAAACTCATTTAACAACCACATTTTTATTGATTGTTTAAGTTTAAATTCTTTAATAAAATAATCAACTTTGTTTTGTATGTATTCTTCATCTCTTTCCATTATATTTCCTATATTATTAAATTATAAATCTAATTTTATAATTCGTAAATTAGTATACTTTTTCACCCTTACCTTTTGATAAATTGATAAAATATCCTTTAAATTAATAATGGCACTTAAAATAATATGGGTCCTACCCTCTGCAAAGGCGACGGCTCTTTGATATGTTGTAAAATGACAACCGACTCCACATTCGATATTTTGGTCTGGTTGCAATAATAAATCATCCCAATCTTTTCCAACTTCATATTGAAAATTTTTACTATAAAAAGAGGTTAAATCTGGGTTTACAGATTTATAAAGTATATAATTACCTTCCTTGTCTGGAAGAACTCCAAGATTAATAAACATT